AATTATTATGGCAAGTGAAATAGGACTTGATTTTAATAGTGATTATATTTAAAAAAATAAAATAGAAAAAGGTGAACAAATGAAAAGAAAAGATTGTTTTGCATTTATTAAGTTGGTTAATAAAGAAGAAAAATGTGGTGCATTAATTAATTTAGATTGTGCTAACTGCAGCTTTTATCAACACAAAGATGAAGTTGATGATGAAACAGCTAAATTAATCAAAAAAGAAAAAGTAAGAATTGAAAAAAAGGAGGCAAAAAATGAATAAAGCAATGTTGATTGGTAGGCTAACAAAAAAGCCAGAAATCAAATATACAAGTGATGCTATTGCTCATGTTGGGTTTACTCTAGCAGTTAATACTAGAAAAGATAAAAGTGATTTTATTAATTGTGTTGCATGGAGGAATACTGCAGAGCTAATAGGCAAATATTTTGATAAAGGAAGTCAGATAGGCATTGAGGGATTTATCAATACTAGAGATTATGAAAAAGAGGGTAGAAAAATCTATATAACAGAGGTAATTGTTGAAAGAATAACTTTTTTAGATAGTAAAAAAGCAGATAATGGGGAAACAACTTCTGCTCAGCAAGATGAAGTTGAAGAAACAGACCCTTTTAAAGACTTTGCAAATCAAGTTTTTATTGATGATGATGACTTGCCATTTTAAAGGAGGTAGAGCATTATGAAAGACCCTGCATTTTTATTTTACTCTAGTGATTTTTTAGTTGGAACTATGTTTATGACAGATGAACAGGTTGGTAAATATATAAGATTGCTATGTACTCAGCATCAAAAAGGGCATCTTAAAGAAAAAGATATGTTAAACATATGTAGAACATATGATGAAGATATTTTTAAGAAATTTGTTAAAGATGATAATGGTTTATTTTTCAATGAAAGATTAGAGCTTGAGGCTAATAGAAGAAAAGCCTATGCAGAAAGCCGAAGAAATAACAGAAAGAAAAAAGATGTGAAAAACATATGTAATTCATATGATGCACATATGGAAAATGAAAATGAAATTGAAAATATAAATGTAAATAAAATTAAAAATAAAAATGAAAAAGAAACATTAAATGATGCTTTTAAAGAATTATATGAGGAGGCAGCAATTAATGAAACAAACAGAACTAATTGAAGTTATATTTTTATTAAAAGTTGCCTACCCTTATTATTTTAAAAATATGAGCAAAGTTGATTTAACTGCATTGCAAAAAATATATTATCAATTTTTCAACAAATATCACATTGTGGTATTTAAAAATGCTATAGCAGATGTTATTAAACACGAAAAGTTTATGCCTAGTATAGCTGAGATTTATGAGAAGTGTAGAAAAAAAGAAAGTGAGTTTTTTAAGAAAATACTTTTATATTCAAAAGAAGATATACCTAATAAAAAATATTTAGATGACATGATTGATTGGTATGGTTGGCAAGAAAATGGTTTGTCAGATGAGCTTAAAACTGAAATCATGAGTTACTACCCTAAACTGATAAGCCGAAATGTTTTGTTATTAGATATGGGAGGGGAAAATGATAGCAATTAGAAATTATAATGATACCAAAAATGAGCTAGAGATAGCTCAAAGCAGATTAAATTATTTAATTGATAAAAAAGAAGAGTTATATGTTAGATATTGTGGCATGACTATACCTAAGCTCAAAGAAATCCAAGTGCAAGAAAGTAAAATTAATAAAGAAAAAATGGCTGAGTATGTGCATGAACTAACTAAAAAAAGAAAAAATGGTTTATCTTATGAAGAAGAAATAACTATGCAGCAAGGTGTTGTTAGTAAATTAAAAAATTATATTAATCTTATGGAAACTAATTTAAAAGCTATGAAATCAATAGAATATAAATTATATTATGCGATTGTAATTGAGGGTAGAGGCATCACAGGTGGAGTTGAAAAGGTTAGTTTTGAGGTTGACAAGGATGTATCTACTATATGGCGAATATACTACCCTAAAATAGAAAAAGAGGTAAAAAAGCTAGAGATTATGTGATTATCTCTTTTTTTATAGTATAATATTAATAGCTGAGGTGATAAAAATTATGAATAAAGAAATGATTGCAAGTAATTGTTTAAACATGCAATATGTATTATTAAAAGATATGTATTTTGATGATAAAAAAGATACTGAAAATTATATATTATGTAGTTCAAATGTTATGGATGATACATTTTGGAATATTGCATATTTAAAAAATAAAATTAATGAAGAAACACTTGCAGAATTGGAAAATGAATTTAAGAGTATTAATAGAGCATCAAGCATATATGTTGGTAGAGATGATGCTAATTGTAATGAAAATAAAGACTTGCTTTTATCTAATGGCTATCAATTAAATAATACAGATGTTTATATGGAGTTAGAAGATGTTAAAAATCTTGAAATAACTACTAATATTAAAATTGTTGAAAATGAAGAAGAGTACAACGATTTTATGAAAGTTTTAGCCTCTGCTTATAATGATACAACAGAAAATGCAGATGAAAATGTTTATGCAGATGCAGTAACTGATTGCTACTATCAAGCAGTTAAAAATACAATGAATAGTAAAGAACACTTGCATATGATTGTTTATGATAATGATATTCCTGTATGTGTAGCTACTTTAAATTATGTAAATGGTATTGGTGGAATAAATAATGTTGGAACAGCACAAGGACATTGGAACAAAGGTTATGGTAAACAAGTAATGGCTTTCTTAATAAATAAGTTTGAAGAACTTGGTGGAGGAATACTAACATTAAGTACAGAACATCAAAGTAAAAATCAAATATTCTATGAAAAATTAGGATTTAAAGAAAAGTATGTTATTGAGCAATATATAAAATAATGTATATGCTAGTGAAAGTATAGTAAATTTTAATGTATAATCTAAAATAGAGAGATTATAACTGAAAGCACCTCAAAATTGAGTGTGTTTTTTTCTCATGATGAAAAAGGAGGAATTGCACTATGGAAGTAATTAAAGTTAAGCCAACAAAAGAAGGTAAGATTATCATTAAATTGTTTGGCACAGTTTATGAAATCATCATTGAAAAAGATGAAAAAGAAATTAAAGCAAAGTAGGTGTCTTATGAAAATTGAAAAGATTGATATTAATTTAATAATTCCTTATGAGAATAATGCCAAGATACATGATGCTGCACATATAGAGCAGATTAAAGCATCAATAAATGAGTTTGGAAATAATGACCCTATAGCTATTGATGAAAGCAATGTAATCATAGAGGGACATGGCAGACTTTATGCTTTAAAAGAGCTTGATTATAAAGAAGTTGATGTAATAAGACTAACTCATTTAACTGAGGAACAAAAAAGAGCCTATATTTTAGCTCACAATAAGCTCACAATGAATACAGGTTTTAATTTTGATTTATTACAGATAGAGCTAGATAGTATATTAAACATTGATATGGCTGATTTTGGTTTTATTGATTTTAAATTAGATGATGCTAATAGTGAATATGATAACTTTGAAGATATTAAAGAAAAAGAGGGTAAAGAGATAACATGCCCTCATTGTGAAAAAACTTTTATTTATGATAGTTAATAATAGAATTGTACCTGCTACAAATGAGATGATAAAATTCTCATGTTTAAATTTTCACTATTCAAAATCAATACCATGTGGCAGAAAAATGGCTTTTGCTATCTTTGAAGAAGAAATATTTACAGGAGTTATTATATATTCTACAGGTGCTAATAATAACATTGCTAAACCTTTTAATCTAAAACAGGGTGAAGTAATTGAGCTAACAAGAGTTGCTTTAAAAACTCATAAAAATCCTGTTACTTATTATTTAAGTAAAACTATTAATTTAATAAAACAATTAAGTCCTAAAGTTCAAATTATAGTAAGCTATGCTGATATAGACCATCAAAAACATTTTGGTAAAATATATCAAGCTAATAATTGGCTTTATTTAGGAGTTAGTGAAACAAGTGATAAACAATACTATTTTAAAGGTAAATGGACACATCAAAGAACTCTTAATAATTATAGTCATGAGTTTATGAGTAAGCTACCTGTAAGAAAAAATAGTAATAAGCATAAGTATATCTTTTGCATGAATAAAAAATTAAGAAAAGAAAATATAAAGTTATCTAAGCCATACCCATAAAATGCGAGAGTAGTTTAATGCTAAAACACTCTACAAAGTAGAGAGATGATTGTTCAATTCATATCTTCTCGCTCCAATTAAAATTAAGGAGGTGATGATATGGCTAATCCTAATCCTAAAATAGAGCATTTAAAAGCTACACAGTTACAGAATTTAGATAAAGAAACTAACAAGCAAATAACAAGCAAAGGTGGTAAGGCATCAGCAGAGAAACAAAAACAAGAAAAGTTGTTTGAAAAAAGAATGAAAAAGCTACTATCATTGCCTTTAGTAGATGCAAAAGCAAAAGAGAGCATTAAAAAATTAGGCATTGATGATGAAGAAATAGACAACATGGAGGCTTTAATAATTGCACAATATCAAAGAGGATTAAAAGGTGATAGTAGAGCTTTTGAAATATTTAAAGATACTATTGATGGTAAATTAAAAGAAACAGTTAAGATTGAAACCAATGAAGATGATGACAGAATAAAAGAGCTAGAGAGCTACTTAAAGAAGAAAAAGAAAAAATGAATGAGTATGTTGATTATTTACTATATGATGTAATAAATTTTGCTCACTCTTTAGGTTTTAAAGAGATGAATAAACTTCATCAAAAATGGTTTGATTTATTCTTTAGTGAAACAGATGAGATAACTTTACAAGCAAGTAGAAATAGTTATAAAACAACTTTACTTGCTATTTTTGTTGCAATATACATTGTTTTAAATCCGAATAAAAAAATACTTGTTATAAGAAAAACAGATGATGATATAGCAGACTTTATAGGAACTGTTGAAAATATTTTAAATGATAGTGTATTTAAACATAGTGTAAAAAAAATACATGGCAAAGAGCTTGAAATAATTGAAAGCAATGCAAGTGAGATAACTACTAATTTAAAGAAAGCAGTAGATGATACAGCTCAGCTAAGAGGTAAATCATTAAATAGTGCTTTAACAGGTAAACATGCTGATTTAATTATAACAGATGATATTGTAACAATGAGTGATAGAATATCAAAAGCTGATAGAGATAAAACAAAGTTAAAATATCAAGAACTTCATAATCTCTTAAATAGAAATGGCAAGATAATTAATACAGGTACACCATGGCATAAAGATGATTGCTTTCAAATGATGAAAAATATTTATAAGTTTGATTGTTATGATTTAGAAAGAAATAACATCATGACAAAAGAGCTTATACAGAAGAAAAGAGATAGTATGACATCAAGCCTTTTTGCAGCTAATTATGAACTTAAACATATAGCTGATGAAGATGCAATGTTCACTAATCCTAAATATACAAATGACTTAAAGCTAATCAATAATGGAATATGTCATATAGATGCTGCTTATGGTGGTGCTGATGCAACAGCCTTTACTATTATTAAGCAAGTGCAAGATAAAATATATGTGTTTGGCAAAAGATATGAAAAACATGTTGATGATTGCCTTGATGAAATATTAGAGCTTAAAGATTTGTATTTAGGTGGCTCAGTTGATACTGAAAATAATGCTGATAAAGGCTATTTAGCTAAAGAGATAAGAAGAAAAGGTAATACAGCTCATACTCCATATCATGAGAGTATGAGTAAGTTTGTAAAAATAAGTACATATCTAAAAAAAGAATGGAAAAACATTATATTTTTAGAAACTACTGATGCTGATTATATAAATGAAATATTAGATTATACAGAACAAGCAGAGCATGATGATTGCCCTGATAGTTTAGCAAGTTTAATAAGAAAAATAACAGAGAAAGGTACACCTAAGGTTATGAAAAAGCCTGTAGGTTTGTAAGAGGTGCAAAATGTTAATAAAAAGAGCCTATTATAGATATAAGCGAAAAATAAGAATAAATAAAATGATAATAGAAGAGGAATTAAAACCTCTTTTCTTTTTGAACAAACAACCTAGAAAAAATACAGAGTATTTAGTTCTAGCAGATGGAATAATTAAAGCCGAATTGGAGGTGATGACATAATGGCAAAAGAAACAATTAATATAGGTGATACAGGGCAAGAGCTAGTAGATAAATTAGCTAATAATTTTAATGAGCTATATGATGGCAAGGTAGAGCTTTTTATGTGGGATGGGAAAACTCATACTCAAAATCCTAATAATATTGCAATCTTTCAAAAAATCTATGATACATATATCAAAGAACAAAAACCAGTTGCGATTATAACAAGTGGCAGTTGGAGTTCTCATGGTGTAAATTTTAATAATACACCAACTTTATTAGTGCCAATTAGAGTATCAGCTAGTCAAATAATATTTAGAAGTTCACCAATATGGACAGATACATCTTCATTAAGTATGACTTATAGTTATGTAGGCTCAGCAACTGTAAACTTTAATGCAAGTGGCGAAGTTACTTCTATTGGTGCAGTAGGGTTTTCGCTAACAATATTGCCTAATTCAAGTCAAGCATGTTTTAGATGGAATGGAACAGCAGGAGGTGGCATAGGTACAGGTGAATGTGCTTTGACATTAAACAATGCAAAAGAATTTAACCCTACACAACCATATCACCCAGCTACTAAAAAATATATTGATGATAAAGTTGATGCAATAGAAACATTAAAGGTTAGAACATTTAATTATGTTGACCCAAATAATGATTATTTTATTTTTGATGAGCAAGAGGCAGGTATTATATTTTTAAATTATAGTAATAGTCCTTATGGAATGTTTAAATGGAAATATCTTTCAACAACTTCCCCTCAATCTTTATCAGTACCAAGTAACCTACCAATTTACTATATAAAAAAATATAGTGATGCAGTAAATAATGAAATATTTTGTTATTTTTATAATACAACTACTGGTGAATATTGTTATCTTAAAAAAACATCATCAGGTGCTAATGCCTCATATGCTAACGATAATTGGGTAAATCTAAATAAGCCTCAAAGTATTTATGGTGAAAAAGAGTTTACTGTTTTACCTAAGTCAACAGTAGTGCCTACAAATGATGCACAGTTCACTAATAAGAAGTATGTTGATGATAATGCAGGTTTTATTGGTATGTTATATGACACTAACAGCCAAGATAATGCACCATCTTTAGAGGGTTTATCAACAGGTGTTTATGCACTTGGTTTAGGACAAGGCAGTTTTTATGGTGGCAATAATTGTTATGTTAAAAGAAGTAGTGAGGCAACTGTATCTAACATTGGTAAAGTGGGAGATTGTAAAATATATATTTAGAAAATTGACACCTACTACACCTAATAAAACAGCATTCGCTATTTTTAGAAATAGTGATGGTGCTTTATGTGAACTTGAAACAGATAGCACTTATGCAGGTGGTATTAAAGTAACAACTAATAACTCACTCTATACATATATGAAACCATCAGTTGCAGCAACAATCTCTGGACAACATACTTTTAGCACACTTCCTAAGTCAACAGTTGTACCTACAAATGATGCTCAATTAGTTAATAAAAAATATGTTGATGATGAAATTGCTAACTTAAAGGCTGAACTTTTGGGAGGAGTTAATAATGTATAAAATATATACACTAGATAAGAAAACAAAACTCACTAATGAAGTTTTAAATAAAGTTATAGAATTTAATGAAGAGCAAAAAGCTCACTATGAAAAGCTAGAGCAATATTATCTAGGTGAGCATGACATCATTAATAGAAGTAAAGATGCAAGGCTATCTAATAATAAAATAGTTGTTAATCATGCAAAATATATAACAGATATAAACAAAGGTTATCTTTTAGGAAATCCGATTGAATATTTAGCAGCAGAAGGTTATGATATACAACCTTTGCTTGATGAATATAAAAGGCAAACTATCAATGATTTAGATAGTGAAATTGCAAGTGATGTATCAGTTTTTGGT